TGGAGCCACAGTCGGGCCGTCTTCGTATTAATGGTACGCCTGTGCATTTTGATTCTTTTATTGCCAACATTCTTACTGGTAAAAATAAAGCAGACGCTGAAGGACGTGATTTCAGCTGGAAGGTAATTACTTACAAAGCATTGCAGTTAGATGGAACTCCACTATGGCCAGATTGGTTTGGGGCAGCAGAAATGGAGAGAAAGAAGAAATTTTATGTAGATTCTGGACAACCCCAGAAGTTCTATCAGGAATATATGATGGAGGTACAAAGTGAAGATAATGCGATCTTTACAAGAAACCATATCAAATATTGGAGTGGAGATTATGTATATGATGAGGAAGCTGGGATCAGCTATATTCATACAACCGAGGGAGATGTTAAGCCGATTCATGTCTTTGCGGGTGTGGACCCTGCTACTGATTCCACTCGTAGGGATAGCGATTTCAGTGTCATACTTTTTGTGGGCGTTTGTCCTGATAATAATATTTATATTCTTGAGTATATACGGAAGCGTTCGCTACCTGTTCTCGGGATACCGGGTGAGGGTCGTAAGGGAATTGTGGATTACATTTTTAAGTATAACAGGATCTACCATCCAAATTTGTATACTATTGAAGAAACGAGTATGTCAAGGCCAATTTTTCAAGCATTGGTTGCGGAAATGCGACGCAAAAATGATTTCTCTATTAAGTATACAGCTGAAAAACCAGGAACTAGAATGTCAAAGCGAGACAGGATTCAGGAAATACTTGCTCAAAGGTTTTCAATTGGTTCGGTACACCTCAAGAAAGATATGTACGATCTTCAGCAAGAAGTTATAACCTTTGGACCAAGAATGGGGCATGATGATACTATTGATGCATTAGCATATGCTTGTAAGTATGCTCACCCACCTAAAGGAATTATTGAAAATAAAGATGGTAGTTATCATAAGCATGTACCAAGAGCAAAGAATTGGGTGGTAGCATAGATGATTCCTGGTGTAAATGAAAGAGCATTTGATGATATGAATTATGCTGCATCTGATAAGACTGCAGTAGATCTTACTGGTGATAAGGCCAAGGTAACTAGCGAAGATGTTCATAATATGCTCCTGGCTGCTGGTCTTACTCCTGGTTTTGGAAATATAGCTGATGTGGCAGATGCAATATTATATGCTGCAGAAGGAGAATTTGGGGCAGCTGGATTATCTATGGCTGCAATTATTCCTTTTATCGGGCAAGCAGTATCGGCTAAAAGAGCATTGAAGATAGCAAAGGAATCTGGTGAAGAAATGGTAACATTATATAGGGGTGTTTCTCAGTGGTTTCCAGGTCAAATGGTTAAAAATAGAAAATTTGTTGGTGGTCCGAAAGCACACCATACAAAAATGAATCTGCTTTTTAAAGATGAACCTGGAGCATTATGGACTACGAAGGGAAAGAAATATGCAGAGCAATATAAGCATAACGTTACTGGTAAAAATCCTAATTCTATTTTATTAGAGTTTGAGGTGCCTAAATCTTTTATAGATGAATCTGCTAAAATAGGTAAAATAGGTCAACCTAGTCAATATGGTTATACTGATATGATGATATTTCAAAAAGGTCTTCCTGTAGAATTCTTAAAGAAGGTACACAAATGATAGCAGAATTAATATTAACCTCTATGCTTTCCATTGAAGAGCCAAAGGCTATTGTGGAGAAACCAAGAATTGAAGCTAGGAGGAGGGGGAAGCAGGATAAGCGTCGTCGTAGAGGCGGGAATGGACTAAGATAATGGATTATATGGATATGATTATGAATTTATTTAAAGGAGAGGATAGAAAGACTCAATTTGCTCCATATCCAAAGAGTGAGGATTATATTCAGGGTGAAGGTGATGAAGGTTATGTTTCTGGTGACTTTTCAGTTATAATGAAATCAATATTTTCTGGAGATGAGGATGGACAGAGAATGTACTCTGATCTAGTAGATTCTGGAAATATAGGTAAGATAAAAGAATTATGGGAAATGGGTGGCATGCCTGGATTGAGTTATTCTGATAAAATCAAGGATCCTAGGCATCCTGCTTCCTATTCTAGAGATCCTTCTTTTCATATTGAAGGAAAGGAATGGCCTGATAGAGAGTGGAGCGGTAGTGGTGTCATAAATATACATAGTGGTTCTGGTGCGCATTCTTCTGAGAAATTTGATAGTTTTATTGCAGAGCTCTCTCATGCCATCGGTTATAATAATCCAGCAATGATGAAACTTGGAGTTAGGGAATTCAAAGATGAGATGGGAAATATTCTGGGAAAAAATCCAATGGAGCCAACTTATGATTTTCTGCAGAGTTTAGATACCTTTCCAGCCCCAGAAAGCCCAAGTGATTCATTGGCTGTGTGGAAAAATTGGTGGAAATCTCAGCCAGATTCTATTAGGAAGAGCCAAGATGAGCATTTTATGGAAGGAAAGGCAAGGAAATCAGGTTATGTTACAGAAGGACATTCTGAGAATATCACACATAACAGGATAGAAAGTGCAATTAAGTGGTGGTTATATGATAGTGAAGTTATGCCGTATGACTGGTATGATGAGGATAATAAAAAATAATGGCAGATTACTTTGGAACAGATGATTTAGGAGCAGAGGATAAGAGTTCTTTAAAGACTGGCAATATGCGCAGAGAATATAATAAATGTGGTAAGGGATATAAAACAGTTAATGGTAAATGTATTAAAATAAAACGGGGAAATAATGGCAAATAATAAGAAGAGAGTAGATTTAGTCAGACAGATTTTTCAGAGAGCTAATTCAGCTAATAGAGTTCAATGGGAATTTATTAATCAGAAAGGGTTTGATTTTGCTAATGATAACCAGCTTTCAGAGACAGAAAGGGCAAGCTTAGAAGAGCAAGGCATGCCTACATTTACAATTAATCGGATTATGCCGGTAGTAGAGATGCTTAATTTTTATGCTACTGCTAACGAGCCTCGTTGGCAAGCAGTTGGTGCTGAGGGATCTGATATAGATGTAGCAGCATTATTTGCTGATGTAGCTGATTATATTTGGAGCAATTCTGACGGTTCAACATTAATGGCCAATGCAAGTAATGATGCCATTACTAAAAGTATTGGATATTTACAGGTGGATGTAGATGTGGATAGCGACCATGGAATGGGTGATGTAGTTTTAAGACAGCCAGAACCCTTTGATATATATGTAGATCCTAAATCTAGAGATTTACTGTTTAAGGATGCTTCATTTATTATGATAAGAAAAGTCTTGCCAAGGAATCATTTACAGGTTTTATTTCCTGATTATACCAGAAAGATAGCAAAGGCGTCTTCTGATGAGGCTATGGAGTATTCATATACGGAAAAATCTATTGATATAGCAAGAAAAGATTTTCATTATAAGGATATTACTGAAAGTGAATCTGTAGACCCAGATACCGGAGAAAGCGCTACTTTATTAGAGTTCTTTGAATTGTATGAAAAAATAAAAGTATCTTATATTAATGTTTTTTACAAAGTTCCGCCAGATCAGGAAACTTTAAAAGGTATTGCTCAGAGAGTTAAGGTTCGTATGAAGGAATTACAGGCAGAGATGGAGGTACAATTATTAGAACAGCAAAAAACAATGCAGGCAGCGGTTGCTGCTGGGGAAATGCTTCAGGAAAGATATGATCTGGAAATGCAGAAAGCTGTTGAAATGATGAAAAAGCAATTGCAATCTGCTGAACAGGAATACATGAGTGAATTACAGTCAGAGTCTTCTCAAGTTGAGAATCGTGTTGTTAGTGAAAAGGAATTTAAGGAAATGATTGAAGTGCCTGAATTTGCTGAAATGTTAGTGGATCAAATTCAGTTTTATCAATCTCGGATTAGACATACTAAGGTTGTTGGAGATACATTGCTTAGCGAACAGTTTCTACCGGAAACAATTACAGAATATCCGATTGTTCCCTTTCATTTTAAATGGACAGGAACTCCTTACCCAGTTAGTGCTGTTTCACCACTTATAGGTAAACAGCGAGAAATTAACAAATCCCACCAGCTTATG